TCAAGGCCCCTGTAGTTGATTGGCACAATAGAAACGCTTGGGGTAGTTCCTACGAACGTGTACATATTGAATACAGCTTGGTTGTTTTCTTGTGAGAAGTCCTCAAATGCAAAGGTGTTGCTTGCCCCGCTGGAAGAGGTGCATAGAAGCCCATAGTATTTTGACGTTAGCAGTTTATTGTTGATAGGTACATAAGACCCTAGTGATGCATAATATTTTCCATCAGAGCCTTTATTGAATGGGTTCATATCAACTTCAATTCTGGTGGAATATTTAGCGGCAGAAAAATCATCTGTAAAAACGCTTGGGCCAATACCATGAATGAAGTTTTTAGGAACCTGCACAACGCACACAACACTGTCAGCAGCACCAGCAGCAGTAATTTCAGAAAGCTTATTGAATATCTCTGTAGGTGAATCGCTTTCAAAAATAGATATACCGTTAAGTACATTGCTAACAATATGATTGTTAGAGGTTTGCTTCGCTGCATCAGCCCAGAAAATAACGTTCGTATAATCGCCAGCAGTGAAAGGGCAATCTAAAACGCCATCAATCTGTTCATACTGCATTCTGTCTCCTGTAGGCAATTCTTCATCAAGAAGGTACTTGCCGGGGGTATCGTCTTTCACATGAATTCTCTCAATGAAGCATTGGCCCAAAGTGTAATCGAACAGCCACGTCTGCATAACATCAATGGAGTAGTAAATGATGCAGGTGTTATTATTAACATACTCAATGGAATTGATGAAAGCATAGAACCACTTGTTTTCAAAGTACAGGTTCGCGTTCTTGAAGCGCATATAGTTGCATCTGAATACATCAGCAATGCAGCAAGACAGCTTAATGCTACCAGCGGTATGCCTAATATATTGCGTATCATTAAAGCTTCTCTTAGGTAGGCCGTTGAAATATGCGCTCTGTGCGTCAACACTATCAAAGGCAACAGTGTGGTTATATGCTGGGTCAAAGGGGACGTTGGAAAACAAATCCACAGCACCAGAGGGCGGGATAGATATGGTTGTAGGTGTTACATTCGGAAAAGACATTGTTGTTCCCCTTTCTTATTTTGAATAGAGGGGCAGTTTCCCGCCCCTCATTTGTTGCATCACTGCATAGTTACGGTCACGCCTACTGCGCTGGAAGAATTGATTGTGGTCTGGCCAGTATAGACCTTGTCGCCAATCTTACCAACCAGAGTAATATTGGTAGCGGCCTGAGAAGCGGGGATAATCACAGCACCATAGGGATGGACTGCAATGCCAGCCTTGGTCAGAGCTTCGGTCTGCACAAACTGGAGGTTGTGGGGATCCATAGTAGCACCATCAGCGGCTGCTTCAATGGTGAACACAGTTGCGTTCTCACTGACATCCTTGGAAGCGATTTCAGCCGTAATGGTGGTAGGCAGCCCAATGGTAACGCCACTACCGCCCTCAACGAATGCGATTGCATTGGAGAAGGGGGAGGAGGATACGGTCTTCCACACATTGTAGAAGTAATTCCAATACAGGCCGGAAGCCACATTGGCCTCACTCATAGTAGCCAGGTTGTCATATACCTGGAACCATTCCTTGTCCACAAGGATAGCCTTTACATGAGCCATAAGGGCCAGCTCATCCTGGGTCACTTCTTCAATCATGTCGCAGTTCGCACGGATAACGTCAAACCGGTCATTATCAAAGGTGGACCAGTCATCCACCAGTTTCAGGTGCCCCAGGAAGTTGGCTCTGTCCATATTGAATGCGGCAGCCAGCACGTCAACATCGAACTCACCGTTGTAGGTAGAATCCATGAACAGATACTGATCGTTTCTGGGGGAATTGGTATGAACACCGGAAGCGTTATAGCTGGGGGAGACAAAGGTAAGCTTGTTGGAAATGCCACGGAACTTTGCAGCAGCGTCCTTGTTGTTTCCAGCCGCCAGCTCCACCACAGCCATCTTGCCTTTGGTAACTGCCTTAATCATAAGGTACTTGAACAGCAGGTATTCATCGTACTCAGCAGAGCGATTCAGGGAAGCAACCAACTTTGCGATAAGGTCAGTCACGCCATCGGGGGAAGTGAACGCCTGTCTCAGGTCTTCATACTGAATGGTCATGGGATACTGGACTTTCCAGTTGATTGCATGGAAAGCAGAACGAACGTCGGGGAGAGAACGCTTCAACTCTCTGGCAGCAGCCTTTTCAGGGGAGAACTCTCTGGCCTTGGTAAGATTGATGAAAACCTCTTCAACAGTTTCACCCATCTGGAGGAAGCCCTTTTTCAGCTCAGCGTACTCATTGTTGAAGGTAACACTGTTCACACGAACCAGAGCGATACGGTTCACCAGAGCAGAGATAAATTCATTCGCCAGAGCCGGGTAGCCAAACAGCACATCACCAACGGCAGGAATTTCAGTTGCCTTAGTGATTTCCGGCACTTGATTCTGGTATGCGCTGGAAGCGTTGGCCCGGATAGTGTTCAGAATGTCCACAGTGGAAGCATTCAGCGTACTCATTGCGATTCTTTTAGGCATAATATATCATCCTTTCTTATTTGAATAAATTCTCGAATGTCAGGGGCTTTTCAGGTTCATCTTTTTTGTCAGGTTCAGGGTCACCTGACGGAGTATTGAAGAAAGCGTCCCTGTATTTCTTTCTCCAATCAGCATCACACTGCTCATACTTTGCTTTCCAATCTTCACCGGAAGAAGATTTTCTATCGGCAAGCGTATCTCTTATATCTTGCACAAATGCAAGGGCTTCATCAGATACATCATCGCCAATTCTAGTTTGAACAGCTTGCATGATTTCTTCGTCTGTACGTACAGCCATTAGAATTTCCTCCTTAGATAGTATATGAGTTTCATTTTTCCTGTTTTTGTCGGGGTTGGTCCTGGTCCTGGTCCTGGTCCTGGTCCTGGTCCTGGTCCTGGTCCTGGTCCTGGTGGCGGGTCCGGCGGTTCAGGTGGTGTTCCGCCTGTATATTTATTATAGAAGTAATGCGTAGCATTTCTTCTTGGCTGAATAAGGGCGGGAATGTTAGCAGGGTTTTCATAAACCTTTAAGACGTAATCACTTGCAGCGTCTAGGTCTGTAGCAGCTTGCATTGTCTTCTTTATGTTTGGAAAATCAGTGTCAAGCTCACGCATAAACCAATATAGTTCAAACGTTATATCACCAATTGAAAGTTCATCAGATTTGAAGTTCAACCAATACTCATACATACGCTGCTTTCTGGTATAGTACGTCCATTGCGCTAGGCCATAACCAATACCGTCATACATGAATTGACTTTTGGTATATGTACCTTTATCTATAGCAGCGGTATAAGCAGCTGATTGAGTGAATCCCTGTGTAAAATCCCCTTGCTTTCGGTTTGGTACTAGGTTGCTTTCTCCCCACATATTACCCATGAAAGCAGCAGCACCTATTTCATTACCTAAATAACCATACAGCGTTTTCCATATGATGTCTTGATAACCATAGTCAGGATAATTTGCCATATTTTATCCCTCCTATGTACTAGCAATCAGGCGCTTCTTCTCATTTTGTATTCCTAAATGGCAGCCCCACGAATACAGAATCAATTCGCAGGTATCTCCCACAATTAGTTCAAGGAATGCGTACAGCTGTCTAGGCGTTTTACCACCAACTGCCGGTATATCAACAGCATTCCCATAAACGTGATTAGACCTTTCTGCGCCCCCCACATCAGAACGCCTATTATAGCTTACTGTTCTGTATGCAGAATTGGGAGAAAATGGTGTACCGCACCAGGTTCTAACTGCTTCGCAGATAAAAGGGATAAGTACGTTCAGGAAAATAGGGTCAGACCCGTCTTTGCATCTGAATTCCTTCACCTGGAAGTGGGGGGCTACATACATATTCCCGTGCTTAGCCACGCTGTATTGCGTGACAAAACTTGACAAATCAATGTCCATTTTCTTTATCCACCTTTCCATTCAAAATGTCAAGGCCGTTCTGAATTGCCTTGGGGATAGGAATTCCCATAAGGGTTGCATTTTCAAGCAGGCTGAGAATTTCATTGCTGAGGAACGCATAAATAACACCAGCTTTAATGAAATCTACACCCAGAGCTACGTCAAGCGTATTAGCAACGCCTACAAGCACAAGCATAAATAATTTCTTGACAAGCCCAGCAGCACAGACTGCGCTGCTTGCTTTACCTGTTTCTGTCTTAGGGGAATTCTTGAAAACGAACGCAACGATCAGACCAGAAATGTAGTCAACAATCATTGCGATGCAAAGGGCAATCAGCATAGCATCCCACTTCCCAATGAAATAAGAAAGGGCTGCTCCAATGAAGCCAATGCAAGCCAGAATTCTTTCTTTCATATCCGTCTCACCCCCTTTCTGCTTAATCATTATATCATAGGTATTGACAAATGTCAAGCTCTATGATATAATGTCATGGGAGTGATATAAATGGCTACCTATTATGACGGTACAAAGATTCTATCGTTGAAGGATATAAATGGCAAAACGCCTGAGATCTTCATCATTGAGACAAACAGAACCGGCGGTAAAACAACCTACTTTGGTAGAATGGTTACTAAACGGTTCTTTACAAAGGGCGAAAAATTCATGCTTATATACAGATACAAGTATGAAATGTCAGATATACCGGATAAATTTTTTAAGGATATTTCCTCTTTGTTTTTCCCAGGCTGCACTATGGAAGCGGTTTCTAAAGCAAAGGGAGTATTCTATGAGCTTACCATAAATAAGAAAAGCTGTGGTTACGCTGTATCTCTTAACAGTGCCGACCAGATTAAGAAATACTCCCATTTGTTTTCTGACGTTGGAAGCATGATATTTGACGAGTTCCAGAGTGAAACAGGAAACTATTGCTCTGATGAAGTTAGAAAGCTTCTTTCCATTCATACCTCAGTAGCTAGAGGCCAGGGAAAGCAAGTAAGGTATGTCCCTGTATATATGCTTGCCAACAGTGTTTCCCTCCTGAATCCTTATTATGTTGAGCTTGGAATTGCTACACGGCTGCGCTCTGACACAAAGTTCCTACGAGGAGACGGTTTTGTAATGGAGCGTGGGTTCATTGAAAGCGCAAGTAAAGCACAAATGGAGAGCGGATTCAACAGAGCCTTTGCTAAGAATAGCTATGTTTCTTATGCTTCTCAGAATGTGTACCTGAATGATAACAAAGCTTTTATAGAAAAGCCTGCTGGAAGTTCTAGGTATCTTGCTACATTGAAGGTTGACAACAAACTGTTTGCCATTCGTGAATACGGAGAGGCAGGTTATATTTACTGTGACGATAAAGCTGACAGCACCTACCCTGCTAAAATCACAGTAACCACAGCTGACCACGATATTAACTATGTTATGCTTCGTAGGAATGATCTGTTCCTTATGAACATGAGATACTACTTTGAGAAGGGCTGCTTTAGGTTCAAGAATTTGCAATGTAAAGATGCGATTCTAAAGGCTCTTTCTTACTAACGTATATCTACCTCGGTTTATTATTTCATGGAAGCGCCGGGATGCACAGGTTAAACGTCCTGCCGGAATGCTCACTCAGTTCTGCATACTGCTTGAAATACCCCGGGGAAATAGATAGAAAAAATACCCTCTGCCGTATGACAGAGGGTATTTTATTAGTCTTTAATTTTGAAAGCAATACGCTCACCAATGTATGCCTCATGGGGAGGCCAGCTCTCGCCTTTGCCCACTGCACAAATAAGATGAATTTCTTCTCTGACTTCATCTTCCTTCGTAATGCAATAGTTGGTTGTGGGGTTTCCTTTGATTGCAGGGAATGCTCCATTGTTGTGAATCATAGTTTGTTACCTCATTTCAAATGTAGTTTCACACAATAAGATTCCGCCTTTTATTCTCCTAGGCATTAGCTTACCTGGTAGAATAAGACCAATCTTAAAGTCTGTCAGTTGATACTCGTTATTTTCCATGCCTTTGATAAATAACTTCTTGCAGGATTCTGGCATACCAGCACACTTTACATTATAATACGGGGAATCTATTGGTTCAAGGTTCTCTTTTGTAATGTGTTCTATGTATGTCTTTTGCCTAGTAAATATAGCTGTGTCCCAGCAGCTTTCTAGTTTCCATGCACAAAAATCTGTGGGATGAACACGAATTCCTTTCAAGGCTTCTGGCGGCAAATCACAATGAATAGAGTCGGTATCTGCGTATATAAAACCTGGTTCATCTATTCCGTAATAATTTTGCTGCGCTGCTCTAATGGTAAAGTTTCTAGCGTATGACGTTATAGCTGAACCAATTGGAATGTAGCCAGGCTTCTTATCGTTCGCTTCCACATCTCTGAGGCCTATTACTCCGTCTGGTTTTATAAATGGTACTTTGAAACTGCTATCAGTGCTTGCTGCCATTTTACCATATAGGTTATTCAGAAACAACTTGGCAAGCTCTCGCATAGCTCCGGTAGAATTTTGCTTTATGTTCTTGTACTTCTCCATGTAATCGTCAAACAGCCCTATCTCTGTGTTGAAACAACAGAAATCAAGCAGCTCAAAGTTTACAACGTCATAGTGCTCTAACATAAGCTTCAAATCTATCATTGTCATTGTTAGCGTTACAGCTGTATCAGTTAGAACTGGTTTACCCGTTTCATCTGGCTTATACCACTGTGTATAATAGCGGCCCTCTTTTTTGTCATAGTAGTCACTTGTCTCTAGTGAATCTGTTCCACAAAAACGGAAGCTATTTTTTATCTGAATAAATGGCAATTTATCATGCTTTAAATAAAACCTTGTTTTGAACCTAACAAAATAATATTGCTGCATGGTATTTGCGCACCACAGAATGCGGTTTAGCCACCATTTTTTCATTTCATCAGAGGAATTTTTCATACTATAGAAAGTTGGCCTTCCTACTGGAAATCTATTCCCGCTTTCGCTTGACATCATTGAAGGGTACAGAGAATTTACATCTGCGGTAGTGCCATTTGTTTTAATCTCATTGCGCTTAGCTTTTACAACATAACACCAACCACCACGATATGACTTTCTTACATACTCACCTGCATTGGGGGAGCCATAGGATTCGTCAATGGGAATCTTGTAAATGTCTGGAAATATGGAATCGTAATCTTCTTTACCAAATCCATTCACAAATTCACTAAGGCAACAAGCACCAATTGTCAATTTGTCATGCCCCTCACTGAACATGAATTCAAGGGCTTCTCTAAGGACAAGCACGTCATTTGCTATGTATGCTTTTTCTTCATCAGTTATATCGCAACCTGGGAATCTGAATCCATCATATTCCATTTCTAGTTTTTGGTGCTTTAACTTGAAGCTCTTTCCTATCCTAGCTAGGGTAAAGGGAAGCAGCTTCAAGCTGTCCCTAAGTTCAATTACATTTTTGTTCGTTTTTATCGTTATAGTATACCATTGTCCCATCGATGAAATAGAGCATTTCAATGTGTTAGGCTTCATATTCTTATTGTCTATCCATCTTTCAGCTTTCTTTTCGCCGCATTGAACCTCAGATAAAGCTGTAGTATACCCCATTTCATTCATAAGAAAGTCAAGCCAGAACGCTCCGTCAAATTTCAAGTTATGATAATACGCTATCACGTCCTCTTTCATGCTTGAAAAATAATCGTATGTTTCCTTAATAGTGTGGTGAATAGTAACCTCTTCTGTTTCGGAGAATAATTCTGAAAAAGCTGACGACCACACATCTGTGCGCTCCTGCCCCTTATAGACAGTAGTTTCAAAGTCAGCTGCGTATCTCCGTACCTTTCGCTTCATTGCTCATAGCCCAGCCCTTCCTGCACATCGTTAATGTATGCACTTTCAATGGCTGAAAGCTTAGCACCTGTTAGTATCTCAATGATAAGTGAAAGGTTTTGATTATCAGTGTCCTTTGAATTTGAACTATAAAGTGCTTTCTGTATCAAATCTCTAAGCGTGGAAGCCCGGGATTCAATCCTTGACGCAAGCTTAACAATTTCTTCGCTAGATGCGTCAGAGTATATGTCATCCCAATACATTTTAATTATGCTATGAAGAGACTCTTTCCATCTTACCCACCACATAGCATTTCTATGGAAGGGGTGAGCCGGTACATAGGAAGAAAGTTCTTCATCAATTTGTTCAAGGATTGCAACGGTAGAGTTATAGCGGTCTTCGTATGGTTGAATACGCTCTCCATCTGTCCAATCCTTTGTTGCTGCTTCTTGCTTAATCCTTTCGGCTGTAAAAGCTTCATATTCATTAGCTGAAGCACCACGCTCTGGAAGAATACTAGCGTCTACATAGTACCCTTTTTTCTGCCAATATTTTACACGACTTACAGCTGCTTTTCTTGCCTTCTGCCCTGCTTTAGCTTGGGCCTGAGCTTCTTCTAGCTTTTGTATTGTTTTTGCGGTTATCCTAGAGGGCTTTTCAGGTATTAACGATTCATATCCTAATCGCTTAATGCTTGTTACTAACTTGTTCCATTTTAATTGGTTTTTGGTTAGGC